TCGCTTGATAACTGCTTTTTCAATTCAGTTTTAAGTGCTTCACGGTTTTCTTGGATGATTTCTAATGCCATTTCCTTGCAAACTTCTGTCACAGTGCTATGGACGTAGTAATCAATAAGATTGAATTTATTGTCACTGGAATAACTACTAACCTTTCCGTTCTTATCTACTTTGGTCATTAACATCGTTTTAATAGCTGTATGGACCAATTTGTCTTTAGCTCCGAGAGCTTCAACAATGCTTGATTTAACAACATTGCTTACAATTTCACCGATATATTTTTCGTCAATTTTTAGGTCAAGACCCATAATGTTATTGCTCATTTTTATTCCTCCTATTGTTCCGGAATGATTTTTGTAGTGCCTGTTTCTCTGTGAACTAGATGCAATTCACTATTAATCTTCTTATAAATTAGCCATTTCTCAGGACTTAGACCTACAGCAAGCATTAACTTCTTTTGGTTGCGAGTGGGACGTTTGCCTTGTTTCATGAGATTACACCTTCTTTGTGATATTTTTTCTTTGCTTTCAAATACACTGCGTGCGCTTTTTGTTTACTGCTAAATCTACCTAAATTAATAACTTTTTTATTTATACTGATTTGCGCTCGCCACTTATTAGAAGACTCATCCCATGAAACACCTCTAAATCCACTTTTGTTTGTTTTTAATGGTTTAAGGCTGTTTTGGATGTTTGCTCGCTGTTTAACGGCCCTCAAATTTACTCTGCGATTATCAAGGGTGTCGTGATTTATGTGGTCTATTACAAAACCACAAGGTTCACCCATTAGCCATCTATGGAGCTTTATCCCTCTTCGTTTTCCTTTCGAAATATATAAATTTCCATAAACATAGAACTTTCCTGATTTCGGATCCCTTAACGCATACCAAGTTCCTTTATATTCGTTAGCTTTTTGAAAATCCTGAAGGTCAATCACCGTCTCTAAAATCTCGCCATTTTTTCTTTTTAGAAAAATCACAACATTGTTTTCAAAAATTCTGTAGTTATTCTTCATTCGAAATAATCAACTCGCTACCTTTAACGACTGTTGAAGTGATTAATTGAGCATTGGGCTTTTTAAATGAAGTTATCGATTCGGCATTATCGATTATTATTGGAACAGTTATGTTGCTTTGTTTTGAAAGCACTTGACCCAGTTCTAGACCGCAACGAATTTTCTCTGCTGTTGATAATTTCCTGTAAGGCTTGCCGTCCTTCTCAATTTCAAATGTGTTCTTAAGCTCGCCATTCTTCTGCTCTTCAAAGAGTCGAATAGAAAGAGAATCGAATAGGGCTTGTACTTTTTCAGCCAGTAATTCAGCTTCTTTGGCTTTAAATGCCTTAATGGAGTCGATAATGAAAATGGAATCGTTTAGGCTGTTAAGGGTTTCTTGCTCTGTTTTTTCGGCTTCTGCCACCTGTTCTTGCAATCTAGTAAACTGTGAATATGCATTAATGGCTTCACGTAACGGCTGACCTTTTTCATCGATGGCACGAATCTCTTCACGAAGTTCTGATACGTCAATAAAATCAAGTTCAGCAAGCTTTTCTTTCAGTTCATTACGTTGTTTAATGAGAGCACTATGACCCTCCTTGTATTCAGCTATACGCTTTTCTTTATCCGCCTTTACAGCTTCAACGGACTTTTCATCTAATGGCTGTTTACATGTTCTGCACGTATCTTCAATCACTTCGTTTTTGAGGAATGGCCATCTTTCCTTAGACATGGCTATTTGGTCTTGAATGGCTTTTGACTTGTTAAGGACTGAATAGTATTCTTGGTTCTTTTCAACTGCGCTATCGAGCAAAGCTTCTTTCTCACGCACTTGTTTATCTACCTGAGCGAGTTCTGCTTTGAGTGATTCAAGTGGAGTGTTTACTTTCGGCAATTGGTCTAATTGTTCTTTAAGTGTCTTGGTGCGACTTTGTGCAGCAATATAAGCCTTGTCCATCTTGGTCTTGTTTTCTCGATGTATTTTTTCAATGTCTGAAAGACTATGTTTTTTAAGTAAAGCTCCAAGCTTTTCGGACTGTAAATCTGGGAGCTTTTTAAGCACCTCTTTGTTTGCAGGAGCTGATACGTATTGCATAACTAAAGCTCTCTGCTTCTCCCAGTGGAGTGTGAAAAAATAGTTAGGTACTAACTGAGACATTAAGAGTTCTTTATCCCCTAATCGCTCAACCACTTCGTTAAATTCTCCTGCCTTACTTGGCACTTCATTGATATAATAAGAGGTCTTGCCTTTCTTTAAACCGCGGCCGAGTAATAAGTCTTTGCCATCGACATTTAATAAAAGCGAAACCGATGTCTCATCTGCATCGTAAGTAATCGGTGTCGGATCTAACTTGCCACCTAGTGCGTCTGTGCCGTACAATACATAGCAAGGAGCTTCAACAATTGTTGATTTTCCAACAGCGTTGTCACCGGTGATATCTGTTCGCTCGCCAAAGTTAACAGTGATATCCTGGTGACTTTTAAAATTCTTAAGAACTAATTGCTTAAAAATAATGTTCAAAACATTTTCCTCCTATTCATTTACTGAGTGACTATACTCAATTTCTTTTGTTCCACAAAATGGGCAAAGCGTTGGTTCCTCTCCATCCTTAACTGCAAATTCATGATTCTTAGGACAAACATAGACATCAAGAATCATAGTTTTCGCCTCGCTTTCTTGGCTAAATCCGCAATATGGGCAACCGTGGTCAAACTGCTCATCTGCCAACACTTGAAAACCTTTGTGACATTTAGGACAACGCAATGTTGCGGTCTCCAAACCCATCACCCCTACAATTCAGCGAGTTGTTTTTCTAGGTGACGAATTTCAGCAAGAGTTACATCGATAAATGCGTTGTAGATGGAAGCCACTACCTCAGTGGTATAATCCTTTTCTGCAAGACCTTCAGGTGAAAAATCATTAAGTCTTAAATAAATTGTTTTTCCGCGAGTATATATTTCCATTGCTCCATCAGCGCGATTAAGCAAATCAATTTGTTTTAATAGGTCATCAATACGGTCAACAATCTCCCTAGCCTTTTTAGCACGTTCCTCCAAGTACTCCAAAGTTTTTAAATCCATCTGATTCACCCCTTTCTTTTTGATAATTGCTGTAAAATGATGATGCGATCTTTTAACGGTAGTTTTAAAAATCTACTAATCTTCATTTTTCTCACCTCCCTCAATGTCTTTGCCTGACTCATGCCAAGCAGAAGTTAGGATATAGACAATGAACATTAAGCAATATACCGGAAATGCTTCCATTAAGCCGACGCTCCTTCACGGTTTAAGAGCTTATCTGCGACTCTTATGGCATCCTCTAAGTTATTGGTTAAAGAGAGATATTGTGGCATAGTTAAGTTTTTCAACCCATGTTTTTCTTTATAGTGATTGACTCTTGTTTTTAAATTCGTACGATAAGCCGTATTAAAAGCACCTCTGAAATCTCTCCATCCTTGAGCAAAGGTCAATCCTTTTTGTTGAGAGTATTTCTTGACCATGTTATTTAACCTTTGCTGTAAATCCCCGATTAAATCAACTCTATCTATGTTGTCTAGTCGATGATTTACTACTTCTAATTGTTTGCTTTGCTGTTCGACTTTTGCTTTTAACTCTTTAACGCTTTGAGCCTGCATGATAATAAGGTCCTCAATAGATTGCGGCTGCTGTTGTCGGTAACGTTTTTCTACCTCAATGAAGTATTTGCGGATTGCTCTGCCCATTTCGTTATTTTGTACCATTGCTATTTCTTTGGCGGTATCAAGAGTAAGTAAATATTCATTAGATGGCCTTCCTGAGGTTTTACTCAAAAATGAGTAAAAGTCTTCTCCAACAACAAAACCGTAATTTTCTAGTTGACGATTAATCCAATCATTAAAACGAGTATTAACCATCAACTTTTCATGAAGCTCTCTTGCGTTAACCAATTTCTCTCCTGCTTCATTTTCATAAACTGGTAACATTTCATTTGCAACAACTCTGAGATTATTCATGCTCAACTTCATCTGGTAAGACCTGTTGCAACGCTTTAATTATTTGCTTCACTTCATCAACGGATGGATAAACTTCGACAACATCTTTTTCGTTGTAAAACTTATTACTTTCAGTTGATTTTTCCTCATCAAATACAAAATTGTTTAAGCGTATAGTAACCAAGCCAGAGTCACCGTCACTCTCCAAACTCAAGCCTGTGTCTTCCAAAATTAGATTGATAGTTTTAATCATGTTTCTCTCTCCCTTCATGTTTTAGAACTAAAATCGTTCAGCAAATTTCGCACATTGTGTAAAAAGGAAAGCCATCTAGGCTTTAGATAATTTTTCTTTTATTTGTTCTGCATGTTCTGGACACACATCACAATTTGCCCAAATATTAATTGCACATTTACGACAAAGTTTTTTATCACACGTTTCAGTTAACTCTTGAAAATCAATACTCGTTACTATTCCTGTACCTACTGCATAATCGCAAAGCTTAGTTGATTTGCGTTCATTGCAGTTTTCGCAAAGATCCATATCTCAACCCCCTAATTTTCATTGACGTTGCTACCGTCTATTAAGCTATTAATCCGTATGCAAAGAATCAGCAATTAACCACTTCTAATTAGGCTTAATTAATTCGTTCATGCGCTTTTTATAGGCTATTAAGCGCATATCCCTGTATGTCATTGATGGCTGTAATACTTTTGATCGATGAATTGAAACTCTCTCAGCTACTTTTCGAGTGTAGTAAGCAATACGGTGTGTAATGTCTTTTTGCATTATTGGGTTTCCTCCTCGCAATTGATTGATATTTCTCCAATAGTTAAGTTAATGAATTTAATTTCTCTCCCATATTTTTTGGACAAGATTCTTTCGATAATTGGCTTTAATTCTTTTACTTTTTCTTCCGTTAATTCAAAACCGGGTAACCCCTTCATAAGTTTTCACCTCAATGCACTATATGCAGAGTGGACAGATAGACAAATCTGTCAATTTTTCTACCTTAGGTAGCAGATTCACCCCTTTCATATCTACTTAAAGTAGAATTATCATTAAAAAAAATAAAGTCATAACTAAACTGCAGAATTTCACTAAGTTTTTTAGCATCACCAATTGTAACTTCATCAGGACATTTTTCCATTTTACTGTAAGTATGAACATGGACACCCAACTTTTCAGCTACTTCTTTTTGAGTAAGACCTTTCAACAATCTAGCCTGACGTAAAGTGATATTCATGTTTCTCACCTCGCTTAATTTGTTTTACAAACTCATAATAATCTACTTAAAGTAGAATGTCAACAACACCAAAAACATTTTTACTTCTTATTTTTCTACAAAATTCTACAAAAAGAAGAAATAAATCTACTTTTTATTGATTATATTCTACTTAAGGTATATAATTGTCTATATAATTTAGTTCGGAGGTAACGGAAATGAGTATTGGAGAAAACATAAAAAAATTAAGAGAATTACATAACTTATCTCAAAAAGAATTAGGAGAAATCGCTGGAGTTTCTGATAAAGCTGTATCAACATGGGAGAAAAATGAAAAATCTCCTAGGATGGGAGCTATTCAAAAAATTGCCGACCATTTTGGAATATTAAAAAGTGACATTATCGAAAATAAGAATATCGTTTCAACTATTAATGAGCCTCAACAAACCTATGGATCTGATTCAGTTCCAATGCCTTTATTAGGCTCTATTGCAGCTGGTGTACCCATTGAAATGATTCCAGTAAAAGAAATGATTAATGTGCCAAGAGAGATTGCTGACATGTATCCTGATGCATTTTTAGTAAAAGTATCAGGAGATAGCATGAATAAAGTTATTCCTTCTGGAGCTCTTGCCTTAATAGACCCAACGGAAGAAATCAAAAATGGAGACATTGCGGCTGTATCAGTTAATGGATACGATGCTACGCTTAAAAGATTTTATAAATTCCAAGACGGGATAACATTAGAACCGGAAAGTTATAACCCCAACATCACGACTCAGTTTTTCAGTTCCAAAGAACAGGAGTACAACCCCATTCATTTAAAAGGAAAATTAGTTTGGTATATGGCCCCTCTCGACATTAAATTCTAGGAGGAAAACTGAATGAAATGTATTGCTTACGTTAGGGTATCCACAGAAGAACAAGCGAAACATGGATACTCTATCGCAGCTCAAACAGAAAAATTAGAGGCTTATTGTGTTTCTCAAGGCTGGGATCTAGTCGAAACAGTAGTTGACGATGGATACTCAGCCAAAGATATGGATCGCCCTTATTTTCAAAAAATGATTAATCGAATCAAACAAGGTGGTATTGATGTACTGTTAGTCTATCGTCTGGATCGATTAACAAGGTCTGTTCTAGATTTGTATAATATTCTCCAGATTTTAGATGACCACAATTGTAAGTTTAAAAGCGCAACAGAAGTTTATGATACTACTAATGCAATGGGGAGATTATTCATAACTCTTGTGGCAGCTATCGCTCAGTGGGAACGCGAGAACTTAGCAGAGCGAGTAAAGATGGGAATTGAAAAAAAGGTAAAGCTCGGAAAATGGAAGGGCGGTACTCCTCCTTATGGATAT